AGAGCCGCTAGAGCCTCATCAATAAGAACCTTCACGCGGTCCTCATCAACGGACGCCGCCGCCGTGACCCTGACGAATTCGGCGAGAGCATCAATAACGCCGCCGCCGCCGTTATTCGTCGGGACAGGCTCAGGAGCCGCCGTAGGAGCCGCCGTAGCGTCCTCTGTGGCCGATTCTGGGGCGGGAACGGGGATAGGTGCCGATTCTCCGCCGTGAGCCGCTACAAGGTGCGAACGGAGAAGATCCGCCGACAAGTGAAGAGGATTCCCAGCGGGAACGGAATCTTTGCCCAACAGAACCTTTGTCATTGCCCAGACCTTCACTAGTTCGGGGCGGGGAATGTCGGCCCACTTGGTAAAGGTCGTAAAGGTGTGATTCAGGCTATGAAAGGTGACACCGTTTGTGTCGATGCTCTGAATGTCTCGTGCCTTAGTTGCCATTGTCTTATGTCCTTTCGGGACGGTATGAGATGGCAGGGGAACGGTTCCCCCGCCGACCACCACTATAGCCGAATTCGGGACCATTAACGGAACGCCAAGCGCCCCTTGCCATCGGAGCCTTGCTAGTACGGTTCCTATAGGCGGGGCCTGTCCCCTCCCCTACCGATATGGGAGCCGACACCCCCCAAGAATCGCAAACAATATATAGGGAGTAAACAGCACCAACAGCGACCCCCCTAGACAGAAGGGAGGGGGGATGGGGGGGCCACCCGTGCGTGTATATATATATATTTAACCGTAGGCTATGCGTGACATATTTGAGACTGCCTGTCCCGTTTGGGGGTGGCTGGCTGTTTGTGCTGGTCACAGGTTTGTGGTTGATATACTGTGACGGATGGCACACACGGTTTTGGGCATAAAAACACCCGACCAGAATCTTGTCTAGTCGGGTGCTTAAACAATCTATGTAGTTTCTGTATTCGTTCGCAACCACCACCCAAAGGTGGTTGCTCACTCATCTATATACTAGGTTGAACTGTCCCACGAAAAACAAAGGTTTTTCGTGTTTTGTGACACAATTCACTACTGATGTGGCTGAATACTGTATGCCAGCAATATTCACTCACAAACTCCTAGCCTTCTAAGCCCAGCCCGTCAACTGTCTGTTCTAGCCTAGTCATTCTCCGTTAGCGTCGAATGACGCTGGCCGTCTGTCCTGCGTTGGGACAGTTTGGGTGTGTTTGTATGGAAGATGCTTGGAAAGGCAGTAACGGTGGTGGCAAGGGTTGGAATTGGGATAACCAATCTAACTCTTGGATGATGCCTGATCTGCAATCAAAGTTTTTGGATTGGTTGTTGTCTGATCCTAGGGACCCGTCGAACCGTACTTTGTGGGCTGAGGAGAATGGGGTTCATCCTGATACTCCGAAGCGTTGGAAGCGTGATAAGCGTTTTCAGGAGGAATGGGAGCGTCGGGCTAGGGAGAAGAACATTTCGGTTGATCGTGTTCAGTCGGTTGTTGATGCTTTGCATCAGGCTGCGATTAATGGGGATGTTAAGGCTGCGAATTTGTATTTGCAGTATATTGATCGGTTTACGCCGAAGCGGATTATTCGTTCTGAGGATACTGAAACAAAGTCGCTTACGGATGAGGATCTGCTCGCAGAGTTGCGTCAGTTGACGGAGGAGTTCCAGTAATGGCTAGTGCAGCGTGGCAGCGTAAGGAAGGTAAGAACCCTAAGGGTGGCCTGAATGCCAAGGGTCGTGCGTCTTACAAGGCGCAGACAGGCGGCACTTTGAAGGCTCCTGTGAAGTCTGGTGATAATCCACGGCGAGCCAGTTTCCTGGCTCGTATGGGCAATATGCCTGGGCCTGAGCGTAAACCTAATGGTGAACCCACCAGACTTTTGTTGTCGCTGTATGCTTGGGGAGCCCGTTCTAAGGCTGATGCACGGGCTAAGGCTGCTGCTATGTCAAAGCGTTTGAAGGCTAAGAAGTCTTAGTCGGGACAGTTTTATATTGTTTATATAGCCTCATGGTGGATGGGGCCTGACCTTAGGATCTAAATTATGCCTGCTTATATGCCCAAAGATAAAGGACGATCCAGGAAGTCGTTGTCAACAGATAAAGCCTTGGACCGCATTGCTACTTCGGCTTACGGTGATAAGAATCTGACAAATCGTGAGGCTATTGGGCAAGCAGTTGGCATTAGGGCTCTTAAATCTAATATTTCACGAGAAAAACGAGCAATGTTGCGCAGTATGTCAAAAGAGTACAAGGGAACAACTACAACACCATCGCTTAAAGGAAAGTAATTTCTGTCTGAGCAAACATGGTGGCTTGTGCTGCTAGTTTTTGAAGCGATTGGTCTTTGGGGCCAATACATTGTAGGAACGAACCGATGGTGGGGATGGGGTGTAGTCATGCTACATTCTATCCCCTGGTTTGTTTTTTCTTTAATGTCAAATAATTGGGGTGCAGCGTTAATGCCACCGTTGTGGTGGAGCGTTAATGGCTGGAATCTTATGAAATGGAAACGCAATGGCTAATCGTTCACGTCTACTTGAGTTGAAACAGGAACTTGAGTGGCGTAGATGTGTTAAAGACGAAGCCTATTTTCTGGAAAACTATTGGAACATCCAGAACCCTAAGGACGGTCGTGTCCTGTTTAAGTTGCGTGAAGCGCAACGTGAAGCCTTAAAGGAATGGGGTCGGGAACGATACTCATTAACCCTTAAGGCTCGCCAGATTGGTTGGACTACTTTGGTGGCTGGCCATCAGTTTTGGTTGGCATGGTTTAAATCAGATCAAAACATTATTGATATTTCTCGTACTGAACGTGAAGCCGTATTGTTGTTGAAGAAAACAAAGTACGGTTACCGCAACCTTCCGAAATGGATGTTGGAACGTGGGCCACAGTCGCAAGTTGAGCATCAGCAAAAAATGGTTTTTGACAATGGTAGTCAAATTGTCTCTATGCCTAGTGCGTCCGATCCTGCCCGTGGTGAATCGGCAACGTTGATTGTTGTGGATGAATGGGCGTTCTTGCCTAATCCTGAAGAAGCGTGGGCTTCTATTGAGCCTGTTGCGGACGTTGGTGGCCGAATCATTGGCCTCAGTACTGCAAACGGTAGCGGTAACTTCTTTCACCAAATGTGGGTTGGAGCGGAAACCCGCACAAACCAGTTCTCACCAATGTTTTATCCTTGGTCTGCTAATGAAGAACGAGATCAAGAATGGTATAAGAACAAAAAGCGGTCAATGACCAGTTGGCAGTTGGCTCAGGAATACCCTAGCAATGCCGAGGAAGCGTTTATTAAGTCTGGTCGTACCGTTTTCGACGTTGACGATCTTGTGACAAAGGTCATACCAGAAGAACCTAGTGTTGGAACGCTGGTGCAACGAGGATCGTTGCGTAACTTTGAATGGCTTGCCAACCACAGCAACGATGCTTTGGACCCTGTGCTGGTTTGGGAGTTCCCTCAGCCACACAAAGCGTACGTTATTGGTGCTGACGTTGCTGAAGGTTTAGATTGGGGCGACTACTCCGCTGCCCACGTTATTGAGGTCGAATCAGGGGACGTTGTGGCCGAATGGCACGGCCATATTCCCGCCGATCTATTTGGTGAAGAAATCTTTAAACTGGCAACATGGTATAACACCGCCTTGGTTGGAATTGAATCCAACAACCACGGTTTAACAACGATTACCAGTCTTCGTAGGGCAGGTTATAAACGAATTTTCCGTCGCAGACGGGTAAATTCGACTCAAGGCAACACCCCAATGACCGAATACGGTTGGCATACCAACAAATCAACTAAGCCTTTGATGATTGATGAACTGGCTAGGGCTATCCGTGAGCGTGATATTACGTTGTTGTGCGCTGGAACCTTAGGTGAGTTGCGGACTTACGTCCGTGACGAACGTGGGGCTATGGGTGGCTCTCCACATGACGACCGTGTTATGTCTTTGGCTATTGCCAATCAAATGCTTGGTTACGCTTGGGCTCCTGAGTACAAGGAGAAGGTTGATAACTATATGACCGTTGATTGGTGGGCTAATTTGAAGCCTGAGGAAGACAGTAATGAAAGCAAATGGAATATTGGGGCTAGTTCCACTAGACGCTGACGGGACACTTTTGGCTACTTCTTAGGACTGTCCTATTATTTTGGAGTTAAAATGAAATCTCGTGCATACAATTCTGTTGGTGCTGGTGAAACACCAAAGTGCTATCACGGCAAGGCCCCATCGTTTATGATGAACGACGTTCAAGACGGTGGCGGCGAAGGTTTCGGCAACGTGAAGGTCACGACTGATCTTCCGAAGTCCGCTTCTCCTGGTTCTGCTCAAGGCATCCGTACGGGCTCTGGTGATATCCCCAAGGCTGCACGACCTGGTGGCTCACAGGAAATCTAAGTGACAGATCACTCCTACAAGGAGTGCATCACCCAACCGCATCCCTGTTTCGCCTGTAAAATGAAGTATTGGCGTGAGGACGGTATTCCTGGGCTTGCGCTCCCTGACCATGACCATTGGAATGGTCCTACTTTGCGTGAACGTATTGACAGTACGCTTGCTTCGGCACGCGCAAACGGCTACGAACCTGAACGTTGTTAAGGCACATTTCTAATGGCTAAAAAAATATCTAAATCCGAATCTTTAAAGCGATACCGTAATCGTCTTGACCACGCTAAGCGTTGGCGCGAAGAAACTGGTTTGGATAAGACTTGGGAACGTATGCTTGACCTGTATAAAGGCAAGCATTTCCCTAAGGGAATTGGCGAAGAAGATCGCATTGCGATCAATATTGCGTTTTCAACAATTAACGTAATTTTCCCGTCCATTACTGTCAATCATCCAAAGATTGAGGTTATGGCTAATCGTCCTGCGGACGAGGATCGTGCTGTAATTACTGAATCTGTCATTAATTACTGGTGGAGACACTACAATTTCCGCACTCCTTTTCGTCGTGCCGCAAAAGACTTTCTAACTGTCGGCCACGGTTGGATTAAAGTTGGTTATAAATTTGCTGAAGGGGAAGAAGAACTTTCCGAAGGCGAAAAACGTGGTCAGTTTGAGGAAATGGTTGCTCAGGCTGATGAATATGCAATGGAAAATCCTGAAATGGCCAATGAAGTGCCTACGGATGAGGAAATTGCAGCGAATGTTCCTGAATCAAAGATGGTTATCCTTGAGGATCAACCGTATTTGGAACGTGTTTCTCCGTTTGATATGTTCGTTGACCCTGAAGCAACGTCTTTGGAAGACGCTAAATGGATTGCTCAACGCATTATCCGTCCTATTGAGGAAGTTAAGGAAGACAGCCGTTACAACGGTCGGGTCCGTCGTGATCTGAAGGCTGATGCTGTCCTTTCGTCTGATTGGTTGACTCAAGATCAAAAACGTAAGGTCGATAGCGACATTCAACGTGTTACGGTCTGGGAATTCTACGATCTTCAACGTGAAACCATTTCTGTTTTTGCTGAAGGTGGAGATGATTTCCTAATTGACCCTCAGGAAATGCCATACGAGTTTGGCCATCCTTACGAGTTTATTGCAAACTACGAAATCCCCGATGAGTTTTACCCCATCGGTGATCTTGAAATGATTGAGGCTCCCCAACAGGAACTTAACAAGACTCGTTCACAAATGATGAACCATCGTAAGAAGTACGGTCGCAAATATCTGTACCGTGCTTCTGCGCTTGGACCTGAAGGCCGTCAAGGGCTTGAATCTAACGAAGATAACGTTGCTATTGAGGTTGTTGATGACAATCAGCCTCTTGGTGATGTTATTTTGCCTGTTCCGATTACTCCCATGTCTGGTGATCTTTATCAGTACAGCCAAATCATTGAGGCTGATATGGATAAGGTTTCGGGTGTGAATGAATACGCTCGTGGCGCAACCCCTGAGGTGCGCCGTACTGCTACTGAAGCAGCGATGATTCAGGATGCCAGTAACGCTAGGTCTGCGGATAAGTTGGCTTTGATCGAACTTGCTATTGGCAATATTGCTCGCAAGATCGTTCAGTTGGCTCAGCAGTATATGACTGGTGAGCAGGCTGCACGCATTGTTGGTGCTGAGGGTCAACAGTTTTGGTTTGATTTTACACCTGATGACATTGAGGGTGAGTTTGATTTCCAAGTTGAGGGCGGTTCTACTCAGCCACAGAATGATACTTTCCGTCGTCAGCAGGCTGTTGCAATGATGAATAGTTTGGCTCCGCTTATTGGGTCTGTTATTGATCCTCAGCAGATTGCTAAGCATGTGCTTCAGTTTGGTTTTGGTATTAAATCTCCAGGCAAATTTATGATGCCTCCGCCTCCGCCAATGGCTATGGGACCTGACGGTCAACCTATGCCACAGGACCCTAATGCTATGCCTATGGGTCCTGATGCTGGTATGGGTCCACCTAAGGGTGAACCTGGCATGAATGGTGAGCAAATGAATCCTATGGATTTGTTGGCTGCTCAAAATGCTGGCGGTATGGAACAAGCGGGTATGCAACCTGCTCCGCAAACCAATATGTCACAAACTGGTCAGGGCGGTTTGCCTCCTGAATTGCTTGCTCAGTTGCAAAACCAAATGGGCTTGCAACTTTAATTCGGGACACTTTTAATATCTCTAATAGGGAATAACCCATGATCGTCATGGGACTCCAAGGAAAAAATGAGTGATATTGATACCACCGATGCTTCGGTGGCTGAAGGTTCGTTTGACTCAACTGAAGGATTCGATTCGGCAGATTATTCTGACGGAGAGAACAACCCGATCAGCGGAGATTCATACGAATCTAGTGATTTTGTTTCGGAATCTGATTCACCTGAAGACTATCTTTTTGAAGTCGAAGGTTCTCAGATCACCCTAGATGAAGCACGAAACGGTTATCTTCGACAGTCTGATTACACAAAGAAGACTCAAGAACTAGCCGATATGCGGCAACGCCTCGCTGATGCTGAAGCCATAACGGAAGCATTGCGTTCTGATCCTGCCAACACACTTAAGGCTCTTGGAGAGGCTTTTGGGGTAGGAATGGATGTTCAGGAAACAGATTCTTTTATGGATCTTGATCCTGATGAACAGCGCATTGTTATTCTTGAGCAGAAGATTGCAGCGCAGGAACAAGCCGCAACCCAGGCCGCTATCGAAGCGGAACTGAACTCTATGCGTAGTCAGTATGGAGATTTCGATGAATCAACTTTGTTTGCTCACGCAATTAAGGGTGGTTTCCCTAATCTTCGTTCTGCTTATGCCGACATGAACTTTAGTTCTTTGCAGGCTCGTCTTGCAGAGGTTGAAGCGAAGAAGGCAGAAGAACAGAAGCGAGTTAATGCCAAACGGCAGGCTTCTAAGACTGTGCATAATGGTGCTGGTCGTAATGGATCTGTTGGTCCTGCTGGCAACGAGGGGTTTGGTTCTTTGCGGGAAGCGTATCTGGCAGCCAAGAAGTCATTGGGTGCATAAGCACCTCTAATTCCAAGGATAAGAAATGCCTAACCCTAATTACGATACAATCCTTTCAACCACTCTGGCGAACCACATGCCTAAGTTGGTTGATAACGTGTTTTCGGCACGTCCGTTTGTTTACTTTCTGAAGCAGGCTGGTCAGGTCCGTACCATCTCTGGTGGTTCTAAGATCGTCCTCCCGCTTCTTTACGGACAGAACGGTACTGCTGCGTCATACTCGGCGTATGACACGATCAACATTACTCCGCAGACTGGTATCACCTCTGCTGAGTTCAACTGGAAGCAGTACGCTGCGTCGATCACCATTTCTGGTATCGAAGAAGCACAGAACAACTCAGAAGAGCAGATCATTGATCTTCTTGAGGCGAAGACCTTCCAAGCGGAAGAAACCATTACCGAAAAGTTTGACCAGATGTTTATTTCGTCGGGTCTTACCTCTAACGCTACTGGCAACTCTGGCAAGGATTGGCTTGGCCTTGAAGCCCTTGTGAAAGACAGCACGTCAACCAACATTGGTGGCATCAATCAGGCTACTGATACTTGGTGGGCTCCTGGCCACAAGAACACGTCTGCTGGTGCGCTTACGCTCGCCCAGATGCGTACGGCTTACAACACGGTTTCTGCTGGCAACGATCAGCCGAACGTGATTCTCACGACCCGTGCTTTGTTTGAGAAGTATGAAGACCTTCTTCAGCCACAAGAGCGTTTCATGGACGCTAAGACCGCTGATGGTGGTTTCCAGAACCTTCTGTTCAAGGGTGCGCCTATTGTTTATGACAACTATGTCACGGCTGGCGATATGTACTTCCTTAACACCAAGTACATCCGTCTTGTCGGTCACTCGGATAACTGGTTTAAGCCAACTCCGTTTGTTCGTCCGAACAACCAAGATGCACGTTACGCACAAATCCTGTGCTACGGCGAACTGACGATTAGCAACCGCGCTCGTCAGGGTGTTCTCACCGCCAAGACTGCCTGATAATAATCTTTATCAAGCATTTGTAACGGGGCGGGGGTTTCGGCCCCCGCCCCGTTCCTATTTTAAGGGGTTTCTTTGAGGCAGATTGCAATTAGTTACGGAGCGAATGCTGTTCCAGCGTCGGGTGGTGTTACGGATTCTTCTAGGATTCAACATCACAATGCTGCTGTTCCTGCGATTGGTTCTGGTTTTTCTTTGCCTACTGAAACTGTTGTTGATACCCATATTGGGTGTTCTGGCATGACTAAGGTTGGTGAACCTTGCAAGGCTCGTCCTGCACGGGGTACTGAATGGTGTGTCGGTCATCTTCGTTCTCGTGGTGAAATCTAATGGCTTATACTTTGGATCAGTTACGTCGCTATGTGCGACAGCACCTTGATTTGGACGAATCTGAAGTCCCGAATGATCTTTTGGATGTTTGGGCTAGGGACGCTACGATTAAGATTGCTCGGACTCGTAAGCGTTGGCCGTTCTTTGAAACGTCTTGGACGTTAACTACTGTTAACGATCAAGAGGATTATCCGTTGTCTAGTTTGTCCCCTTATGTGGATGAGATTACGTCGATTGTTCGCAATGATGCCCGTTTGCGTTATTTGGGTCGTGATGAGGCTGAAGCGGCATATTTGCCGTATCAGACGAATAATGGTTCTGTTGAGTTCTTTAACGTTTGGGGCGACAACCTGAGGTTGTATCCGACTCCTGCTGCTGGTGAAGTTCTTTATCTTCGTGGTTATCGTAAGGTTAACGATTGGGTTGCTGATGGTGCTGGTGCTGTACCTGATTTCCCTGAGGATTTCCATGATGCTGTGCGTTTGTATCTTTTGGGTATGGCGTATTTGCAGCAGGAAGATCCTGAGATGGCGGGTCAGTTCATTAATGCGTTTAATGCTGAGATGGATTTGTTGAAGAAGCAGTATGGCGATGCTCCTGGTCCGTATCCTCTTGTTCTTGGTGGTGGCCCACGGGTTCGCCAGCAGGACCGTTTGAATTACCCGTTTGACTGATGCGTACTACTCCTAGACGTACTCAACTTTATACGCTGCGTGATTTTACTGGCGGTTTAAATCTTGTTTCTGATACTTTCAGGTTGGCTGAGAATGAGTCTCCTGATTTGTTGAATGTTGACATTGATCGTCGTGGTGGTTTTCAGGTTCGACGGGGTGTTACCCCGTTCTCTGCATCGACCACAGGTGGAACTCCTGATACTATTTGGTCGTATAACGATTCTGGAACTGTTTATACAATGTTTCAGGTTGGTACGACTATTAAGGCTGGGACTGGTTCCACTTGGTCTACTGTTGGTTCCAGTTTGGGTTCCGCTACGCAGGAAGTTTGTCCTGTCACGTTTAATAATTTTAATTATTGGGTTCGTGGTAATGCTGATGTTGCAAAGTGGGATGGTGCTACTGCGTCAACGTTGACTACTGCGTTTAATGATACGACTACTCCGACTTCTGGGAATATGCCCAGGGCGGATCATGCTGCTGTCCATGCGGGTTATATGTGGGTGGCTAGTACATGGGAGTCGGGTACGAATTATCCTAACCGTGTGCGTTTTTCTTGGGCTAATACGTTTGATAATTCTGGTGAGAATTGGCGTACGCAAGATTACATTGACATTGATGATGGTAAGGATTCTGATTACATTACGGCTATTGTTCCGTTTGGCGATCAACTAATTGTTTTTAAACGTGACTCTGTTTATGCGGTGTACGGTTACTCTGCTGAGTCGTTTTCGGTTGTAAACATTTCTAATACGGTTGGTGCTGTTTCTCATTCGGGTGCTTTGGCTACTCCTGCTGGTTTGTTTTTCTTTGACCATCAAACTGGTTTAAATGTTTATAACGGCAGTAGCGTTAATTGGGTGTTTGAACAGATTTGGCCTGCAATGCGTGATGGGTCTATCCCGACTGCGTTGATTGATAATGTTGAGTTGGGTTGGATTGAGAATCGTTTGTGGGTTAGCGTTCCTTGGGACGAGTACCCTGCGGTTCCTCGTGGTGTAACTTTTGTTTTGGATACAAGATTAAAGTCGGGTGCTTCTTGGACGAAATATTCGTTGCAGGCTGGCCCTTATGCCCGTGGTCATCGCAATGACGATTATTTAGGTTATTTGCATGGCACTAATCTGATTTATCGTCTTGATGTTCACGATCAGTTTTACGACAACATGGGTGGAGCAACGGGCATTGTCCCAATTAACTCTTACTATCGAACACGTTGGGTTGACTTGGGTGAACCTGCTGTTAAGAAACGTTGGCGACGAACTGAAGTGGTTATGCAAGTTGAACAGGCTTATGATTTGCCTGTTGTTTCATATGCAAACTATGACCCTAGTATTCCTATTAAAAACTTTCTGTTTCGTTCTGAAGCAAGTGGTAGTTCTGTTAATGCTGATGTTTGGGATGATCCTTCATCGGAATGGGGAAATAACGACGGAACTGGTTCTTTGTGGGCTAGAGCGGGCAATTATGCGTATGTTGACCGTGGAGCAAACCTTGGCGTTTCCCGTGCGGTTTGTCTAAAGGTCGGTGGAGAAGTTTTATCTATCCCCGATCCTGTAAATCCTCAGGCCCCTGTTTTTTGGGGTGTTGATGCTTTGATCTTTAAGTTTGTACCTAGGAGAGTACGATGACTGTTGTTGCTAAAACTTATACTTTTATTCCTGGGACTCCGATTGAGTCTTCTCAGGCAAACCAAAACTTTGACGACATTGTTAATTACATTAACAATGAAGTTATTGTTCGTGACGCTAGTAAAGCGTTTACGGCAATTCCGAGCGGTCCTGGTACTGACCCTAGTAGTCCTAATCAGTTTGCTAGAAAACAGTATGTTGATAACGCAGACAATTTGCGTGTAAAGATTGATGGCACGACAGCGTTTACGGGTATTCCGTCTGGTCCTGCTACAAACCCGACTACTGCTAATCAGTTTACTCGCAAGCAGTATGTGGATGATTCTGCGGTTACTCCGTTGACGTTCCGTCCGAGTATGGCTGCTACGGGGCAAATTATTAAGGCTACTGATGCGGTTGTCACTACTGATATTTTTGGTCACGCTACTGTAACTTTTGTTGGTGCGTTCCCAACTGCGTTGGATACTATTGTCGTAACTAGCGGTGACGCAAATGTTCCAACACAATTTATGTCTATTTTTGCTAGAAGTAATTCTAATTTTACTGTTCGTTGTTATACTGTTGATGTTGCAAGTAACGCTCTTGTGCGAGCGGTTTCTCAAAGCGTTCGCGTCAGTTATATTGCTATTGGACGCTAATGGCTGAGTGGAAGAACCCTATCCCTGGGGTAGAACCGTTTAACGCAAACATTATGCGTGTCATTTTAGCCTCTGTTGAGGAATGGTCTGGCACGGCTGGTGGTAGCGGTATTACAACAACTTTGTTGTATGGCACGTCGAACCCTACGGGTGCGACGGGTGCTAACGGAGATTTCTACATTAATTCTTCCACATGGACGATCTTTGGTCCAAAGACGGCGGGTGTTTGGCCTGCTGGGGTTGACATGATTGGTGCTACGGGTCCTGCTGGACCTACTGGTGCTACTGGACCTACTGGTCCTATGGGTGGAACTTACAATGTTGATGGTGGTTCTCCTTGGTCTATTTATGGTGGCATTTTGCCCCTTGATGCTGGTGGTGTGATTTAATGGCAACTCAAATCCAACTTCGACGTGGCACGGCTGCGAACTGGACAAGTGTTAACCCTATTTTGGCTATTGGCGAGATGGGTTTGGAAACTGATACTGGCAAGTTCAAGGTCGGTACTGGTGTTGCCGTTTGGACGGCCCTGCCGTACTCGTCTGGACCTATTGGCCCCACGGGGGCTACAGGACCTACTGGTCTGACTGGCTCTACGGGCGCACAAGGTCCCACAGGCCCCGCAGGGGCCACAGGAGCCATCGGAGCGACTGGTCCTACTGGTTCACAGGGTATTGCTGGTCCAATCGGTCCTACGGGACCTCAGGGGCTAGTTGGGGCAACAGGGGCAATCGGACCTATTGGTTCTACTGGTGCAATGGGTCCTACTGGTCCTGTCGGGGCAACAGGCGATGTTGGACCTACTGGTCCAGTCGGTGCTACGGGTGATGTGGGCGCAACAGGCCCTATTGGAGCAACGGGTCCTATTGGTGCTACAGGACCACAAGGTATCCAAGGTCTAGTTGGTGCTACTGGCCCTATCGGGGCTACTGGCCCTATTGGGCCACAAGGTATTCAAGGCATTGACGGACCTACTGGCCCTATCGGGCCAATCGGTCTTACTGGAGCAACAGGGGCTACGGGCAGTACGGGTGGTATTGGTCCGACTGGTCCTGCTGGTTCTATTGGTACTGTCGCACTAAATGATTTGTCTGATGTTGTCATTGCAACACCTGAAGAGTTTCAAACCTTAGAATATGATGGCACCTCTTGGGTTAACAAGCACTCTAGCGTTGTTACTTATGCTCGTAATGCGGAGACAACCACGTTAACTACGGGAACTGTGGTTTATCTGTTTGGTGCTACTGGCGATCATGCCACAGTCAAACGTGCTGACAACACCAGCGATGCTACTTCGTCTAAGACGGTCGGTATTGTTGGTGCAGATATTACAGCGGCAAACAATGGTCCTATTATTACTCGTGGCTACGTTGATGGCATTAACCTAAGCGCATATAGTCCAGGTCAAGTTTTGTGGCTTGGTACTGGCGGTAACTTTACCACAACAAAGCCAACAGCCCCTGACCATCTTGTGTTTGTTGGCGTTACTGTACGTTGTACCAGCAACGGTATTGTTTATGTCGCTACTCAAAATGGTTATGAACTTGACGAGTTGCATAACGTGTCATTGCCGTCGCCAACTGCGGGTGACTTCTTAAAGTACAACGGTACGTTGTGGGTTGCGGATGACGTTGATCTTGGTACTGACACTAATGGCAATTATGTCGCTAGTGTGACTGGCGGTACTGGTGTCACGGTTACTGGTGGTAGCGGTGAGGGTTCTACACCTTCGGTTGCTATTGGTCAGTCTGTCGGCACTACTGATAGTCCATCGTTTAACCGCATAACCAGTACTGTTGCTACGGGTACTGCTCCGCTGACTGTTACTTCGACTACTGCTGTTACAAATCTTAACGCAGACTTGTTGGATGGTCAGCACGGTCAAACTTATTTTGATAAGTCTGGTTATAAAAACTTTATTATGAACGGTGATTTCAGAGTAAATCAACGTGGAGTAGGGATTTATTTATATACGCTATACAACAACTTGGGTTACGGCTCAGACCGTTGGCAATTAGAGGCAAGTGGCGTTTCATTCCCGTTAGCAACAGGCATTAGGCATCAAAACTTTGCAACGGGCAGTGGTTTTGGTGGATACGCACCTAGACATTACATGTCTTTAATTACAGATCCTGGTCAAAGTGCTTCTACAAACTATTTGGGAATGTTTCAGTCTATAGAAGATGTACGAACTTTGGCTGGTGCGCCTGTAACGGTTTCGTTTTGGGCTAAATCAACTAGCGGTACACCTAAACTTGGTATTGAGTTTCAACAAAACTTCGGTACTGGCGGTTCACCTTCAGCGACAGTTTTACCTGATTTGGGTTCTGTCACAGTTAACACAACATGGACTCGTTACTCGGTTACAGCAACTTTGCCAAGTTTGGCTGGCAAAACTATTGGAACAAACGAAGATAGTCGCTTGCGGTTGGGTATTTTCAGTTCTCTTGGTTCAAGTTACACGGGCCGTGCGGGTTCAATCGGTTTGCAACCAAACACTCAGATAGATGTTTGGGGTATTCAGGTTGAACGTGGTTCTATTGCTACTGCGTTTGAAGAACGTCCTTACGCGACCGAGTTGGCTATGTGCCAACGCTATTATCAACTCCATCGCTATTTTAAAATGAGTGGAGTAACGACTGCTGGTGGGGGTATTGGCCGAATGGGCGCTCAATTACCTGTCCAGATGCGTATCAGTAATAACAGTACTGCGCAAACACTTGTTCCTGCGTTTAGTGGAAATATTTCTGTTTACGATGGAACAAATGTTGCAAATATGACAGGTATTGTTAATAACTATTCAACTGACAAAATGATTGAGTTTGATCCAAGTATGGCAGGGACTTTGGCTGCTGGCAATCCAGTAACTACATACCAGAATGGTGCTGGATGGTATATCTATATTTCGGCTGAATATTGATTCGGGACATTTAAGGGTATTATAGATGAGCAATGTGACAAATTACCTCGATCCTGCTGAAATAGCAGCATATGATCTGCGCCAACGTCAGATTGGCACGGCTGCTCAACGCGGCCTGTATAAGTTAACAAACCGTAAATCTGAGGCTACTCAGGATTTCGGGTTGGCTCAGGACCGTGCTAACAAGAATTGGGCTGAATCCTACCGTCGTTTCCCTGGGACTTTTGCCCGCAGAAATGTCTTGCGTTCTGGTATTTATCAGGGCGCACGTCAGCAATCCAACCTTGATTTCCAAAACGCTTTGGCTGATTTGCAACGCCAGTATGAGCGCACTATGGGTTCATACAACGAGCAGGGTGGGGATATCGAAATGCAACGTCAAATGGGTTTAGAGTCGGTTGCGGCTGAACGAAATGCACGCCAAGCACAGTTGGCTGCTCAACTACGGGAAGTAATGTAATGGCTATATTTGGTGGTGGCGGTCAATCTGCCGATAAACCCTTTTTGGATAAACTTGTTGACTGGTTCCAAGGTCCTAAAGAAAAACCAAAACCTGTGCAGGCTACACAGCAAAATTCTCCGTATGTTATGAAAAATGCTGGTCAGTTGGCTAATGAGGCTGCTGGACGTTCTTCTAATGATTATGGTCCGCAACCTTTAACTTTTGAAGATTTTGCAGCGTTGTTTGGTGATGGTGGTAGCGGTGGTGGGGGTAGCGGGTTTGATAGTGCTGCCTATGTTGCAAATCTTGTAAACAACATTAATCAAGGCTATGACCGACGTGTAAACACGTTGGGTCAAAACCGTGCTTCCTCCCTAAATCAGATCAATAGTTTGGCTGAACAATATAAGCAGAATGTTGGCGGTATTAATCAGTCGTATCTTCAGGGTGTGGCTGCGCAGAATCAGGAGATTGCTCGCCGTGCTGCTGAGCAGCAGGCGATGGCTCAGCGTACTGCACAACAGTTGGCTGGTTCTTTGACCGCTGAAGGCATTAGTGCGCAACCCATTCAAGGGCAAGCAGAAAATATCGTTAACACGTTGGCAACCACAAACCAATTTCAACGTGATCTTCAGGATCGTATGATGCAGTTGGCTGCTTCTTCTCAGGCTGGTTCTCTGGCTGGTGGGGAGATGGTTCGTCAGGGTGCTGCTGGCAATCTTGAAAACAATTATAATGCCATGCTTAATGCTATGCAGTCTGCTCGTGAACAGCAGATCATGGAAGCCGAGGCTGCCCGATATGGCGGTGGCAGCGGTGGCGGTGGTGGAGGTGGCGGTAGTAGCGCAGATCCTCTTGACC